GTCTCTGGTCTTCGAGACCCATAATGCCACCCATATTACGCATTTGTCTTTCCATATTCATTCTTGAAATTGCCATAGTTTTACCTTTTATCGCCTTTTTGTTCTATAATCAATCATATATCTCTAGCATATCTGCTAGTCCGCCGTCCATATAGTAAACTCTACCACCATCGGCCCAGCCCCAGCCACCATCAGTTCGATCAGTTTTTGCTCCACCGCTTGATTTTGCTTGTTGAGAACCACCACCCATTGAAGCAGCATCTTTACCACCACCTTGACCATAGGCAGAAGAAGCAATACCACCTCCACCACCTTGAGTAGTTGTACTAGCTACATCATCCGCAGTAACACCTATTTTATCCACAATATCTTTATCTTTTGCAGCTTGTATTTCAGCAGCTTTTTGAACCGTGTCAGCGTAGTCTTGATTTTGTTTTGTGTAAAAATTATATTTAGCTCTTACCATTTTAGTCATTTGATTTGCTTTCATTGCTGCTGCTATAGACGTTTCATCATCATCATCAGCTTCAAACATTCCTGTTGCAGGATTAAATGTTGCACCTTGATAAGCAGATTTACCACCTATTGCTCCTGTAGCACTTAATGCATCACCAAGTTTTTCTGATTCAACACCAACTCTTTCTGCATAATTACCAAAACCAGATCTAGTATTTAGTCCAAAAGGATCTTTACTTAAACCAGAGTCATTTGCACCAAATACTGTTGGACCTGTGTAGCCCATATTTTTTGCAATAAATGCTTGATCGGCTACCGGTAAGTTAGAATAGTTATCCATCTTACCTAAAATTGCTCCCAATATTCCTGGACCCATTGAACCATACGGTTTGTTATATCCTTCTTCTAAAATTTGATCTGCTGATTGTGGTTTAGTAAAACCAAGCTTATCATAAAAAAAATCACTTATTCTTCTATTAAATGTAGGTTTTTCTGCTGGTATATAACTTGGACCCAATTGTCCTGTAGCATACTGCATTCTGTAATCTTGAATTTTATCATCTGCATAGTCCATTACTTCTTGTGGGTCTCTTAATCCTGTAAAACCTTGAAAATATTCTCCAGCATCTTGTGCGGCTTTTGCTTTATTGTATTGTCTAGCAGCATTATTAAAATTGTACATGGGTTGGTCATATGTGCCTTCAACCATTCTTGCTCCAGGAAAACTTGGAAATTGTGCTTCTGCTAATGGTCTATTTAATTCTGTTAATCTATTTTGTCTGTCGGATATTGTATTAAAAAAATCTGAAGTTAAACCACCTATGGTACCAGTATAGGTGCTACCTCCACCTCCACCACCTGTAGGAAGAGTAGTTATGCCTCCTGTATTAGGCGGGGTTGTTGTAGAGTCATCGGTAGGTATTTGAAATGGGTTTAGTAAATATCTACTTTGAGGTATGTATTTAAAACCTGCATCATATACTTGTTGATCGTATGGGTTATAAAATCCTGGTGGCATTATAATTTAGCGTTGCCTCCTATCGGTAAAGCTTCTACAGTTACTTTAACATCTCTTTTAATATCTTCAGCTACGGTTTCTGTATTTGAATCTTGCACATCTTGCATTGCTTCTGCATCAGAATTATACTCTTGGCCTGTTTTTGTATTTGTCAATGTTATTTCTGTCTGTGGTGTAATAATTTTAACTGGTTTACCATTTATAACCTCTATTCGATATGATGCTTCTGTTTCAATAAATGACATATTTAATCCCTGTTTATTTCAAGTATAGATGCAATAACATGTAATTCATTTGCATCTGCTGCTTGTGCCTTTAATACCTCATTTTCTTCTAAAATTAAAGGGTGAGTTAACAGCTCTGTTGTTGCTTTTGAGGCTATAGATTTGTCTTTAAATAAATTAAATACCGCAGCTGCAGCATTTGTTATGGTAAAAGTTATTGTAGACCCTGATCCAGCATCTTCAGATACTAGGATACTTTTAATTACAGCCCTAGAATCGGACGGTGTAGTATATATTACAGTGTTATCTGTAGTAGTAAGATCTATTAATTCGTTTTTATATATGTTAGCCACTTATAAACCAAGAGAATCTCTCTTGCTCCTGTTTTACTTCATCTAAAAATGTAGAGTTTAACTGATCTTTCATGATAGTTAAAGCTCTGTTTATTTGTTTTTGGTTAGATACATCGTATTCTATTTTTGGTTCTGGTATTCTAATATTTATTTTTGTCATTATCTACGTCCGTCCCCTTGTACATCTAGTCTTAATGTACCAAATCTCCACTCTTCACCGGAACTATCGTTTTCTATCTTAACATTTACAAATCTACCTCTAGCCCTTGTATCTTTTTTAAGTGTAGTTGAGTCTATTGTAAAAGGACTTAATGCTGTGGTAGTATTTGATTCTTGTGGATATCTCTTGACACCTAGACTTACTTTAGCATTTCCAGTTAGCGCTTTAAAATCAGGTACAAATCTTCTCATTGCTAGAAAAAATTCTCCTGAAACTTTTGGTCCAGCAGCTTGTCCTGGTCTAGTGTTTTGTCTTTGCTCTATATCAATATCATAAGATTGCACGAAAGAAGTAACTGTTGTAGTAGAACCATCTTGGTTAACTTGGTCTGTACCAACTTCGTGTTCAAAAAACTGAGTACGACCTAGTCCACTTTGACCTACCACTGCAGGAAAACTTCCATTGCTTGAAGAGTCATATTTAGTAGCATAAGGTTTAGGATATACAATTGCATCAATCCAAGATGTTCTTGACTCTGTTCCTGTGTACCATATTCCTCCTGGCATTCTAGAACTGCTAGACTCACCATAATTAAACACAACATATTTATCGTTAAAACTAGATCCTTGTGAAGGATAGTACCAAACAACTTCTGTAAATAAATTGTTAATACCCGCAGCAACTTGTTGACCTTTGGTAGTATCAAAATTGTTGTATACAAAATCTTCTACCGTGCATGGTAGAGATTTAACTGTACCATCAAACATAAAGAAACCATTTGGTGATAACCAAAAAGCAGCACCATCTATTTCTACAACAGCATTCTTTCCTATCAACCCACAGTTTGTACCTACTTGCTCAAAGCTAAATGTAAAAGGTGCACCTACAAATTTCATTGTGTACAAAGCATTATCTGTAAAAACTAATATTGTTTCTTTTGCTTTAATAGCACTAATAATTTTAGTACCATCTTGTAACCTAAAATCACCGGCACTGTTAGTTGCTGTAATTGTATAGCTGTTTATATCCTCTTGATTAGAAAATCTTATAAACATATCATCTTGTGTTGTCGTATCCCCAATAGTTGTTTCCGTTCCAAAATGACATAAGTGTCTTGTTGTTGGTGATATCAAAGTTAATCTTGATGCAGTAGGATTTGATGTTGTAGAAAAACTAGACGTGCTTGTTGATGCTCTAACTGTTAAAGGTGATGCAGCTCCTGCATTCCATGTAAATGTTTTACCGCTTGCAATAGTTGCAACAAGTACTTGACCAAAATTATCTAAACTCCATAGACCAGGTTCAAGAGTTACTTCTGATGCTAATACACCTTCACCCCAGTCAGAAAAATTTGTTGCATCAGTAACTGCTGTTCCTGTGTTATGAGATGCATTATCTGTTCCGTTAACATTTCTTACAATACTTTGTAAGTTTGGTGATGATATAGATGCATAAGATATTAATTCACTCTCTACTAAAATTCTACCAGCAGCAGTAAAATTTGTTGTAGCATCAAGTGTAACATTAGTACCAGAGCCACCTGTACCTGCTGAGTTTGCACTTAGTGATCCGTCTAATGTTGATGTAGCAGCACCTGACACAGATCCATTCCATTGAGATATACCAAAACCATAACCATAGTTTTGTGCAGAAGGACCTACTTTTTCATAAGGCTTAACTGCAATACTACCACCTGTTGAAACGGTACCACCAGCATTGCTGCTTTGTGTAATTGTAAAAGTTGTAGGTGATGGAACTGATGTTATTTGAAATAATTTATCTTCAAAATCTGATGCACTAAAACCTGTACCGCTTGGTAATGTAACACTATCTAATAAAACTATGTCTCCTGGTTCTAATCCATGAGAGGTAGAAGTAGTTATTGTACAAACAGCTGAAGCATTTACAGTTGCAATAGTAGAAGAAGACAACGTTGCTTTTAAAGGCGTGATGTCAAATAACTGTCCTTCAAAATATAAAAGTAAAAATTTATCTGTTCCAAGAGCTACGTATCTGTTTCCATTTAAATCGACAAATGCGTGTTGTTTTCTAGCAACACCGACAATAGTATCAGATATTAAAGAAGACCAACCACCAACTTTTTCAGGCAAGTTATATCTAAATCTTACGTTATCGGAGTCTACCCATCTATTTTCTGCGCCAGCAGAGGTGTTTTGTTTATCTACACCAGGTAAAAAGTTATACTCAATAAGAGCCATGATCCCTGCTCCCTATGCCGTGTTAGTCTTAAATGCCCAACCTCTTGTTGCATCTACATACACTAATGTAAAAGCTTGACCATTAGTTGTTAATGTTAGGTTTGATGTACCTGTGTTTATTGGCTGACTGTTTCTATTAACAATCAAGTTGTTAGAGTTAAAAGTTCCTCTTGCATCAATAAAAGTAACTTCTGATCCAACTGCAGGTGATGCAGGTAAAGTTACTGTAATAGGGTTAGCTGTTGTATTTGCAAATATTTGATCACCATCTACTGCAGTGTATGCAGTAATTGTTGAAGAGTTTAAAGTTACATAACCTTTGCTACGAATACCAAGGCTGACGTTTGTACCATCTGAATATACTAATGACTTAGATCCAACAGGTAATACAACCCCGGATCCTGATACTGTTTTAACTGTAATTGTATATAGAGCAGAAGTGCCTCTTGTCGTTGCATCTTCAAATACTATAATTCTTTCAGCACCATCAGGTATAGTTACACTTCTATTTGCACCTAACGTACCTGTTAGTTTAATGTATATGTTTTTACCATTTGATGTTGCACCATTATCTAGTGCTAAAGTTAGATCACCAGATGCTAATTGTGCAGAGGATAAGTAACCTGTAGCTAGTTGTTCTAAGATCTGTAGGTTTGTATTAGTAATTGTACCCCAAAGACCTGCTTTTTCACCTGTAGCTATAAGCTCTAATTTTGAATTTGTTGAAAAACTTGATGCCATAATTCTCCTAATACGGGTCTATATTAACCCATGTTTGTGATGCTCCTGGGTCTATAGGTTGCCATGTAATGATACCAGGATCATTGACAGTAAGAGTCATAGGCACGCCTGTAGGACTTACATTCGCAGCGGCTGTTATTGTAACACTTCCAGTGCCAATGGTCAATTGGTTTCCAGTAACTGAAACGTTAGCTGCCGCTGATACTGTAATTGTACCAATACCTAAAGTTAATGGTGTAGGAGTAGGTGTTACATTGGCTGCTGCAGCAATAGTTAATGATCCAAAGCCAAGTGTTAATGGACTTCCAGATGGTGTTACAAAAGCTCCTGCTAGTGCAGAAGAACTACCAATAGAAAGAGTTAATGCATTAGCGGTTACATTGACAGTAACGTTTGGATTAAAGAACGATGTCGATATTGGAGCACCGGATATGGAAGTCAGGCCGAGCATTTATTACGCTCCTGTCAGTGCTTTTATCTCAGCGTCGGTTAATCCTAGATCTTTGAGTTTCTGTTTGCCTGAAGATTTATCTGTTTCTGTTTGAGTAGTTTCTTCTTCCTCAGTAGGCAGCTCTGCCATCTTAGCTTCTATGTCAGCTTTAGATATTTCTGGTGTTCCATTTAACCATTTAATATTATTAATATCATTACCCCCAACAAAAACTTCTGCGTTTGGATTTATTGATAATATTGCTTTTACCACTGTATCATTCATAATTTTATCCTGCTATTTCACTTAATGTTAAAGTACTAATTTTAGAATTACCTATTTCTACTTTTGATCCATTTGCTGAATAAACAGCAAATTGATATTTAAAAGTAAGAGCACTTGTAGTGCTTGGTGTAATTAATTTTGAAAATGTTAATGTATTAGGTGCTAATATAGCTTTTTGTGCTCCTTGATAATAATAAAAACCAAAATATTCTTCTGTTGTATA